GCCAAGGGCTCTTAGATCGTCTACATCTAAACCTAGCGCGACTAACTTAGCCTCTGCTGCCAATTTCTTTGACTCTTTTGCATCTTTTGCAGCTTTATCTTCTGCTTCTATTTTAGCAATTTCAGCATTGATTTGTGCATCTGTTGGCTTTTCTACGCCTTCAGTAAAAATGACAATTTCATCACCTGATAATTTCCAAAGTGTATCGGCAGGCAATAAATTTCCAATAGCTTTTAGTTTTATCATTATGCGCCTATCTCTATCAAGGTTAAAGTAGAGTCGTATGAACTTAAACTTAAAATTGCAGTATCTGGCGAAGATGTTTTCATCTGCACCTTGTATGTTGTAGAGCTTGTCGTTGCAGGACTATCCAGATAAACTAAAGTAATAGTATTGGCTACAGCGCTAACTGCGCTTCCATTAGAAATACTTGTAATTTGTTGTGCCAATTGTGTTGATGTTCTTACAATATTGAAGGATGATGTAGCACTTCCACCTGCTTGGCAAGAAGCATAGGCATTCAAAGATGCAATTACTAAAATTTTACTTGTGTTAGCACTTGGCGTAATTGCTTGGCTAAGATTAGTATCAACATAACTGGTGCTGGTTGTAGATTCTTGGGTTGTAGTTGTATCCTGCACAACCTGCAACACTTTGCCACCACCAGAAGGCGCAGCCCACTTGAGTCCTGTTGTTTCCGCAGAATCCGCTACAAGTGTGTAGCCGTCTGTGCCGACCGCTAGGCGTCCGACTGTGTCATCAGCCGTTCCTACTAATAAATCGCCTTTAGCATCTACTGTGGATTTAGCCACCGCTGCTGCAGCGTTGTTAAAAACTGTGGTATCAATTGCTGATCCGAGTGTGCGAATAGCGGCTGCCCCATCTTTTAATAAATCGGTATCATCTGGAGTTGTCCAGCCGTAATTTGTTGTCGTTGCCATTTATTCTCCTTAGGCCACTATTGTAGCGTTGAGCCAGTCCAAAGTCGGGCTTATTGTATTCCAATACTCAGTCGCTGGGACTGAATTCCATCTGAACGCCTGAAGACTAAAAGCAATAGGCGAAACATTTAGAGTCAAGTTGAGCTGATTAAGACTAGCCGTCCAAGTCCAACCTTCTACGAAGCCTTGAAATTCTCCATTTACCATATTGGCTGGCAAGTTGATGATATTGAGCGGTTGGCCCATAAATACATTTAGCAAGTCATCGCGTTCGCCATCGGGTATCTCTGGGCTAGCTACTGGGAAAGTTATCTGCCGTAGGGCAAATTGAGGATAGGCCCGAATAAGTAGATAGAAGGCGGCCTGAGCTTCTGCATCGCCTTGATTGCGCAAAGTGGTAACTATTGTGGTTGCTAGTTGCCCATAGAGGCTAATCGAGTTTGCATCGCTATCTGTGGTGCTTTGATTGCCAGCAGAGCCGTAAGCAATAGTTATAGAATTTCTTACATCTCCAGCTCGCTTTAATATTGACAAGGCTGGGCCAATTGCGTCATTGCCATCTAAATCAACATATCCGTAAGTTGCCAGATATTGCGATCTATGGGTCGAATCTGCATAACCAATTCGGCCTTGAGCATCTTCATAAAGGTAGCCAAGTCCGCTAGTCGCAAAGCGAGCAGCTAGGTTATAAACTGTGTCATTCAGATTGTTTTCGGAGTGCAGCTCATAATCTCCTGGAGTATCAATTTCTCCAAGTCCGCTATTTTCTGCATCTTGCCATTGAACTAGAGGGTCATAGCTAGCCCAAGTCTCAGCAGCTGGAACTTCATTCCATTGGTCGAATAAAACTGTGCTAAGTAATTCATAAATTCTGTCTCCATCAAATTGATGAGCAAAGTTGCCAGTATAAACTGCGCGGTTAAGTCTGGCCAAAGCTCCTACCGCGATTATATTGATTCTCTGGGTTGTTGCACTTGAGCCAGAAATATCTACTGTAATGGATAAGTCAGTTATAAAGCCACCAAATAGATTTACATAAGTGGCTGTTGAATCTTGGACTTCAATACTTACTGCATCGTTAATCTCGAAGGGAACTGAGGCCTCGGCGGTTTCAAGAAGCGTAAGATTGCAATATCCAGCAATAGGCTGAGAGTAAATATCTGTGCGACCAGAGGTGATAGTTAGTCCGCTAAGCGTTGCTCCAGTAACTGTTGATCCATTTACCTTAACGCGATAGACGGGATTCCAGATACTCATAAGATTAGTTGGCTACCCCCGCCACCCGTTCTGGCTTGAGTCTGGTTGAGAGCCAATATAACTGCTCTGGTAAATCCTTCTTCATCTATGGCTGATGGGGCATTAACATTGACAATAACATTGCCGCGTTCTTCGCCGCGTCTCGCTGCTGCTACATCAAAGCTAGAAGGGATGGCGTTACCGCTAGGAACTAAACCGCCTGAAGTAGCGTTACGACTTACTGAGGGAGCTGCTGCGCTTGCTGGTGGAGTAGTTGCGCTTGGCGGCAAGGTTGGAAGGACTACTGATGGGCTAGGTGTGGTATTGCCCCCGACACTTCCCCCACCGAATGGCAATTGAATACTCGGAGCAATTGGAGTAGGAGCGCTAGTTTTAATAGTAGGCAAATTAGGCAAGAATGAAATTCTGTTATATGCCTGTATTAGCGAATTAATGCGCTGAATAGCCCCGTCAATTAATTTAAGTAGTCCATTGATTGCGCTGCTTATAACACTTACTACTGGCCCAATAATTTTAAGAACTACTGAGAAGGCTATGCCGATACCTTCGATAGCTTGGACTAATTGATATTTAATAATTGGGACAATGTATTTGACAAAGAAGTCTGCCATCGTTCTGAATAAGTCAGTAACTGCTTTTATATCATCCTTATTATGCTCCATAGCAACACTTACGCGATCAAAAGCATTTCTTAAGGCTTCAAGAATAGGCGCTAATGCATTTCTTGCTGTATTTATAAAGTCTTTAGTTTGTTGAACTAAACCAGTTGAGCCACCGAATGAAGCGGCTATCTTTTCTATGACCGGTAAAAATTTATCATTAAATAAATTAACTACACTTAAAGCAACTGGAAGAAGGGCTTGGCCTAAGACTATTTTGGCTTCATCTAATCTTGCAGTCAGAATTCTTTGGCTGTTAGCCATTCCATCGGCAGTTCTGGCGAAGTCACCTTGCGCGTCAGTAGTCTGCTCAAGAATTACTTTGTGAGCTGCTAGGACTTTTTGTTGAGCCGTTAAAGTTCCAGAGCCAGAGTAAATGCCCATTTCCATAGCTTTGGCTTTAAGAGTTGCGTCATTAAGCAAAACTCCAAAGGCTCTAATAGGTTCAGACTCACCGCGAAGTGCAGCGCCTAAAGCTGTGATTGCTTGATCTACTGAAGTGTTATTAAATGATGCTAAATCTGATGCTAAGGTTACGAATTCAGTTGAGAAGCTAGTGAGTTCTTCTCCAGCAAGTCCAGCTGATTTGCCAAAAATACCGAAAGTTGCAGCGGCGTTCATCGCCTGAGTTCTGGTCTGGCCTAGTGAAGCGGCTGCCTTAGCTCCAAAAGCTTCAATATTTTTGGCGCTATCTCCGAAGATTACATTTACTTTAGATACTGTTTCGGCTAAGTCAGAGGCAGCAGCAACTGCATCCTTGCCAATCTTGATAGCCATTGCTCCAGCTGCGGCACCTACGGCAGCTAGGGCTATACCAGCCTTCTTTGCAAAGTCACCGACTTTGTCCCCGAAGCTCTTAGTAGTGGCATTAGCCTTGTCCATTCCCTTAACAAATTGAGTTGTCTCAGCAAGGACTTCGAGTTTAAGGGTGCGCCAATCTTTAGCCACTCTTACTCCAATTCTGAACTACTTTATTCATAGCCTGTAAGTATTTTAGCGTTAGTTGAGGCTGAATTTTGCGAAGGGTTGGAAAGATGAAGTAGCCATTCGAGCCGCCCCTTGGCGCTCTCCCTGACCAAGTTGGAAATTGTTTGAACTTTTTTGATCCGAATTCCAACCCTTGCCAAAGTGTTCTCGTTGAGCCTCCACCTGATAAACGCTGATTAGCGAAACCATAAGATAGCCGTCCCGTTTTACTACTGCGAGAGACTGATGCACCATCAACGACTCGCCTGACGGCCTTATTTGCCTTTGTCCGAGAATATCCAGCTGATTTAATTT